TATATATATTATAGTTAATATATTATATATATATAGTAAGTACTAACTAACTTAGCTAAGTAAGTAAGTGCTCACTTCGTTCAATTTCGACAAAGGGGGGTAGGGGGGTTGGTTTTATATTGCACTACCCCTTAAAATTATCCCCACATAATTAACCCTATCTAGACTATTTTATTAAAAAGAGTCAAAGAACAACTCCCACCCACCCACCTCCTTATGGTTTAAATTGATTTTAAAGGGGTTTGTAGCTGTTTTTAGGTGTTAGGTAAGGGATAGGTAGCCACAAGGGGTCAAAACGGCTTATATCGCGTTTAAATGGGTTTATATAAAATGCTCCTATTGGGACAATAAAAGTGACATTTCTCTTTAAAGGGGTTCTAAGCATACCATTAAACATACTTCCCCCTCGCTAAACTCTTGTTTAGGAAAATAATGGCAAAACTCACATTGAATACAATTGGCTCTCGGTACGGGAGTATTGACGCACTGAATGCAAACTTCGATGCCATTGAAACGGCATTGGAGAATACCCTGTCTAGGGATGGAACACTTCCAAATAATATGGAAGCTGACTTAGACATGGATAGCCACCGTATTATCAACCTTGCTAACGGTGTAAATAACCAAGATGCAGTTACTAAATCACAACTTGATACTAACAAAGCAGAAATAAATGCTTTAGTACAAGCGTTATCCACCACACCATATGGTGATGCTGGTAATGTGTCGTATATACCCGCAGGTGTTTCAGCAGTAGCAACAACTGTACAAGCTAAACTGCGCGAAACCATCAGCGTCAAAGACTTTGGGGCTGTAGGAAATGGTGTTGCAAATGATTTTGGAGCAATTCAAGCAGCTAATAATGCGGCAGCAACCCTAGGAAAAGCATTATTTTTTCCTTCTGGTGTTTACGGTGTAAACATAACAGCTTCAGGTGCTTCACTCAACCAAACTACATCTTGGTTTGCAAATAACGATGTAACAATTTTGCGTCTTGATTTTGGTACAACAACTTCATCTAACACAGTACAACAATTTAATCAAACTGGATTGGTGTTGCGTGGGTTAACTTTTGATGGTCAAGTTACAAGAGCTTCAACGCCAACAACACCTAATAATGACCCAACATTTGGAACTTATATTGCATCTGGTGATAGCGTAAGCGAGACTTTTTGGTCACAGCCTTATGGTGTTTGTTTGCGAGGTGCAAAAAATGCCATTGTTGAAAACTGTACATTTAAAAACTTTCTTCGTGCTGGCCTAAGAATTGACAATCAGTTTGAAGCAACTCGAAATTCTGAAAATGTTATAGTTAATAAATGTAAAACGCAACGTAACCGAGGCGTTTACGGGGATGGGTTTTATTTTGGTGGTGTTGTTGGTTTAATTGTATCTGATTGCACATCATACGACTTTCAACGAATTGGTTTTGTAACTGAATTTGGTGCAGTTGCTTATTCTCAGATTGGTAAAGACATTCGTTATTCCAACTGCCGAGCAGAACTTGGTCACGATGGCATTGCACCCGAATCTAATTATGGATTCTGGGATGAGGTTGGAACAGACATTTTGTATTCAAATTGTATTGTTCACTCTGCTGGTGCTGGCTTCTTAGGTTCTGGCGGTTACAGCGCAACAGATTGGTCATATACATCCAACCATGCGTATGTCAATTGTTCTGCTACTAAAGTCTATAAATTAGCCCGTTTGATTGGTGCTGACTCAAATCCAAATGGGTATTCGTCAAACATTAGCATGACCAATTGCTTTGGACAAATTATATCGCCCGGCTCAACTTTAGCCCCGTCCGGCACTCCATCACTAACAGGAACACAAGAGGGTATTCAAATTCAAGGGTTTATGAGCACCAACTCTAAGGCATCTACATTTAATCTTACAAATGTAAGAATGGAAATGATTGATTTTGGTACTTTATCTGCCGCTAATACTGAGTATGGTGCTGTAACAATTCGAAACAGCGACACTGCACCTTCAACTGCACGACAGTTTGTTGTGACCATTGACGGATTACAAACTCAATGGCTAACTGCTGCTGGTGCTAGAGACACAGGCGTTCAGACTGTGTTTGAGACTTGTACTTCTGGCAAATTTGGTGACATTACTGCCACTGGTCTAAACGACTTTGGCGGTTCATTTGACTACCGCACCCGAGCAATTGTTACTGTTAAAAATAGTTGCAATACCACCTTTGATTATATAATGGGTGCGTTTCAACTTCTTAGTGGATCGTCATTGTCTTTTGATCGCACTAATGTTTGTTTACGTAGAACTAATGGCGCAGGATGCGATGGATTCCTGAAAGTTACAAACGCGGAATTGTTTGACTACCGTGGCGACATTCGCTTTGATGATGGTTGGAACATTGACAACTGTGTCATCAAAAATGCCAACTCTTTGTCAATTGATAGAACGTCAGTGGCTATTTCTACTGCAGACTCATCACTTGGGCCAAGAAAAATTAGCAATTGCGAAATTGAAAGGCAGATACGTTTTCAATTGGAAGGTGGCGCAACTGCAAATGCTTATATCTTAAGATTGATGCTTATTAACAATCGTTTTTACATTCCTTTTAACAGTGAAAGTGGCTTGTATTTAGCGCAAGGCATAGGACAATTTGCTTCTGTTATGCTTTCAAATAACGCATTTGTTAACAACGGTGGTGGTTCAATGGCGGCAACTGCAAGTATGATTGAGTGCGCTCAACCCGGTGGTGGTGTATCAGTAATTCAGTTTACAGGCGCAGGAAATGCGTTTGACTCTGCAATGGTTACTGCTGGTGGTCACGTTGTAAAAGTCAATACAACACCAACTTACAACGATGCTCCACAAACTATTGCTGCACCTTTTAACACTGTGTTTGGTGCTCTTGTTCAGTTTAAACCAATCTAAGGGATTGCAATGCAAAACGCATTATGGAAAATTAAAGGTTTAGAAACCTCAGAAATAGATGGCTATGAAAACTGCGTTGTACGCATTCACTTTTCAGTGACAAATGGAAATCGTGTTTTTACTGGCGATCATCACATTATTTTTTCTGGTGAAAACTTTATTACTTTTGATACTTTAACAGAAGACATTGTAATGGAGTGGCTTAAAACAAGCCTTGGTTCTCACGGCATTTTAAAAGTCGAGAGTAAAATTGTAGAAATTCAAACTCAACCTGAAACAGATGTCATTGTTAAAAATGAATCTGTCAGCGTTGAACTTCCTTGGGTGAAAGGTTAATTATGGCTGACGCAAAAATATCCGCACTAACAAGTGCTTCTACACCTTTAACTGGTACGGAAGTTCTACCTTTAGTGCAAAGTTCTACAACAAAGAAAACAACTGTTGCTTCGTTATTTGCTTCTGGCAGCGTAGTAAAAGTATCAACTGCTATTTATGCGCCTAATTCGATTGTAAATCTTTATACAGGCACAAACTCTGATGCGCTTTATTACAACTCAGCATTCGATCAGACTGTTTCGGTAACTGCTGGAAATACATTGGTTGTAGTTGCAATGGGCGGTGGTCTTGATGTTAGTACAGGCTCAGGAAATTCATTTGTGCCATTTTTGCAAATTGATGGATCAGACTATCAATGTGGTCAAATTTACTACAACGCTGGTTCTGGAACTATTGCTGTTCAAGCTGCAAAAGCAAGCCTTTCAAGCAGTAGCGTGACTGTTAAATTTGGTGGATTTAGTAGATATGATAGCCGTACCCCAACATTGGATTTGCGTAACGCTGTAAGCAACGAAGGTGGCGGTAATGGTGCGCTTGGTGGTCAATTTCGTTGGACTTTTATTGAGGTGAAAGCATGAGTAACTTTGCAACAGCAGCAGATGCACTAAGAATTGATCGCAACCGTTTGCTTGCGGCTACCGACTACGTAATGATTGCGGATTGGCCAATTACTGAAGAGAAACGAAATGAATGGAAAGCATATCGCCAAGCATTGCGAGATTTGCCAATAACTTCTACTCCAACATTTAATGACAATATGCAAGTTGTTGGTGTAGTTTGGCCTACTAAACCTTCTTGATGTTTTAATAATGTTATTTAAATAATTTAAATTAATAATATGATTCAAGAAGTAAGCCATAATGAAATCTACGAACGGCTTATAGCTGTTGAAGCTAAAGTAGACAAGGTTGCTCAAGACACAAAAGATATGGTAGATGCATTTCATGCAGCTAAAGGTGCGTTTGCTGTACTTGAGTGGCTTGCTAAAATTGCTAAACTAGCATTAATTGTAGGTGCATTTTTTGGTGCTATATGGCTTGCTGTACAAAATAAACTACATCAATAATGAAAAAATTAATACTAGTAATGCTGCTTGCTGTGTTACTAGTATCAGCACAACCAAGACCCTGTATACTAACAGATTTTTATGGTTTAAGTAACATAAATGAACCAACACTAAGACACATAGAACTATCTAGATGGCTTACTACTAACGGTGATAATTGTAGTAGTGAACAACTTGTGACGTTGTGGAATAACTTAGCTATGTGGGCTGGTGTAGCAGATAGTAGTGAACTAAGAGCTAAAGTTCTTTATTATTACGCTAGAGCAATGGTAAGGGAAAAAAAATGATTACACTTGATAAGTGGTATCCATTAGTACAGCCTACACACACTGCTAGACAAATTGCATTTAATAAAGCTGTAGAAAAAGTACAAGAAGAATATAGACAAGCAGTTGAAGCTAACAAACTTGAACGTAAAACACTTGATTTAGAAGTTGAACTGTATAACAAACGTGCTCATCAAAATACGATTGAGTTAGGATCATTTGAAAACAGAAGACGTTTTCAGATATTTATATAAGGATAAACATGCTTGGACTAGATGCATTATTAAACGTAGGTACAAAACTCATCGACAAGCTTATTCCTGATCCGGAACAAAAGGCTAAGGCTCAATTTGAACTAACTAAGATGGCGCAAGATGGTGAATTGGCTAAGTTGGCTAATGAAACCAAGCTTTATGAAGTTGAACAAGAAAATGTGACTAGACGAGCAGAAGCTGATATGGCTAGTGATTCATGGATGTCTAAAAACATTCGTCCACTAACATTAGTATTTTTACTTGTAGCTTATTCTGGCTTTGCCATTGCATCTATCTTTGAATACGAAACTCGTGGTGCATACGTGGAATTGCTAGGGCAATGGGGCATGTTAGTTATGTCTTTTTATTTTGGTGGTCGTACAATGGAAAAGATTGCAGACAGGGTTAAGAAATGAAACTATCGTATAACTTTTCACTAGACGAACTTATTAAATCTGAAACGGCAATTCGTCGCAATATTGACAATACACCTACACAAAGTGTTATTAGTAACTTGCAAGCATTAGTTAACAATGTGTTGCAGCCTGTAAGAGATAAGTTTGGCCCACTTGTTATTAGTAGCGGTTATCGTTCACCACAACTAAACACAGCAATTGGTGGTAGTAGTAAAAGTGACCACTGCTTAGGAATGGCTGCTGATATACAAGCACCCGGACTAGATAATAAACAACTTGCTTTATACATTAAAGACAATTTTAAATATACACAACTCATTCTAGAGTTTTATACAGAAGGTCAACCGCATAGTGGTTGGGTTCATGTAAGTTATGATGAAAATGATTTGAAGTGCGAAGTGCTTACGGCTACTAAGCAAAATGGTAAAACAGTTTATTTAAAAGGAATTTGATATGCCCATGACATCTGGTAAAAGTCAGAAAAGTATTTCTGCAAACATTAAAGCAGAAATGAAATCAGGTAAATCACAGAAGCAAGCAGTTGCCATTGCTATGAGTAAAGCTGGTAGAGAAAAGCCTAAACGTGGTGAAAGAACAGCTAAGAACAAGGCTAAAAAATGAACCTTGTATACGTCATTTGGGAAGATGCTTCTGAACTTGACGTAACTGCTTGGGCTGAACATGAGGAGGATTTTCAATATTCTCCTGTGTTGTGTAAACAAGTTGGATTTGTTTTATATGATGGCCCAGAAGGATTAGTTATTACTAACGGTGTTATTGCAGATGGAGCAGTTGCAAGACGCAATCAAATACCGAGAGGTATGATTAGGAGAATAGAATGGTTGACAGAACCAAGTTCCTTGACGGAAGTGGAAAACGAGTAATACTGCAGTTGTTTAAAGAGTTTGCTCGCCCAGACGTTAAGTTTAAACCTGTGTACACATTAAAAGATTGGAAAGATGTCTTCTTAGATTGTCGTGATCCATCTGAATATCAACCTGCCCAATTGCTTCTAGGTGATTGGGAACACTGGCTTGAAGTACGCAACCATGCCCTAATCAAACCACACGTAGATAAATGGCAAGCAGAACTAGAAGTTAAACTTCGGTCTGAAGCCATACAACAAATGAAGAGTCATGCTAAACAACCCGGTGGCACTGCTGCTGCCAAATGGTTGGCTGATAAAGGATATGCTGCAGAAGGCGTTAAAAAGGCCGTAGGACGACCTAAAAAGGAAGAGGTGGAGCTACCCCCTTTACCTAGTCGAATTGCAGGTGATATGGCTCGTTTAGGTATTGTAATTGGAGGTCGTAAATGACTATTAATACACAGGCTAAATGGAATGCCTTGCGAGGTTTAAGTTACACAGGCACACAAGAGGATATGGAGTTATCCTTTTATCGTGCCAATGGTGCTACGAGTTACTCATTACGCGATGCTGAAAATCAATTTTTAATTGGTAGAGGTTACACTGTAGGTGCAATAGAAGATAAATGGAAAGCATATCTCGTAACCTTTGGTTACACAGGTGCAGTGGATGATATGATTGTTCAGTTTTGGAACGATGTGGGCGCAGCAATTGCTAACAATCTGTTACTAGAAACTGGTGATGATATTCTTCTAGAAACTGGTGAATATTTATTGTTGGAGAGTTAATATGCCTTTTATGACTAACGGTAAGCGTGATTATAAAAAGCAATACGAAAAGTACGACGGTAAAGATGGAGTTAAAAAAGACAGAGCTAAACGTAACGGTGCTCGTCGTATGCTTGAGCGTGAAGGTAAAGTAAGCAAGGGTGATGGTAAGGATGTAGACCATAAGAAACCCCTTAGCAAAGGTGGTAGTGCTGGACGTAGTAATTTACGTGTTACTAGTAAGACTGCTAACCGTAGTTTTGCACGTAAAAAGAATGGTGCTATGAAATGAAAACCAAATCAAAAGTAAATGCTGCTGGTGTTTATACAAAGCCAACTATGCGTAAAACTTTATTTGAAAAAATAAAAGCTGGTACTAAAGGTGGTGATCCGGGAGAGTGGTCAGCACGTAAAGCACAATTATTAGCTAAACAATATAAAGCTAAAGGTGGAGGATATAAGTCGTGAGTAAAACTGCTAAACATTATTTGCCTAGTGGTAAAGAATACAAAGGCCCAATTCATAAGATGGGTAGCCAGTTGCACACTGGAGCAAAACATTCTGAGAAGAGTCAGAAACTTAGCCATACACCGCCTAAGAAAAAGAAATGAAAAATCCTCAGCAATCTTTAAAAGAGTGGACAGCACAAAAGTGGCGAACATCCGATGGCAAACCATCTAAAGGTAAGAAACGTTATTTACCTGATGCTGCATGGAGTGCACTTTCCCCTGCTGAAAAGGCTGCTACAAACAAAGCCAAAGCAAAAGGAAATGCTAAAGGTAAACAGTTTGTATCTCAACCAAAAAACATTGCTGCTAAAACAGCTAAATATCGTTAAAGGTATATATGGCTAAAGACCCTAGACTAGAACGTGCTGGTGTATCTGGTTTTAATAAACCTAAGCGTACACCAAGTCATGCAACTAAAAGTCACGTTGTTGTTGCTAAAGAAGGTGAAAAAGTAAAGACCATTCGCTTTGGTCAACAAGGTGTAACTGGTGACAAAAAACCTACAGCACGACAAAAGAGTTTTAAAGCACGACATGCAAGCAACATTGCCAAAGGCAAAATGAGTGCTGCATATTGGGCAGATAAGGTTAAATGGTAATGACTGAAAAAGAACTAGTAAAGCAAGCGGCAGAGGAAGACTTACTCACGTTTATTCGACTAGTTGCACCACATCGAGTACTTGGTGCAGTGCACGAAGAATTGTGTGCATGGTGGCAACGTCAAGATGCTAAAGATAATCAACTTGTACTTCTTCCACGAGATCACCAGAAGAGTGCAATGATTGCCTATCGTGTGGCACACCATATTACTAAGCATCCTGAAGCCACTGTATTGTACGTATCTGCTACAGCTAACTTGGCTGAAAAGCAGTTAAAAGCAGTTAAAGATATTCTATTGTCCGACATCTATCGCTTTTACTGGCCTGAGATGGTTAATGACTTAGAAGGTAAACGTGAACGTTGGGCTGCTGACGAGATTAGCGTAGATCATCCTAAGCGTAAAGCAGAGGGTATTCGTGATGCAACAATTAAAGCTGCAGGTATTACAGCTAACGTTACAGGGTTGCATTGTTCTGTTGCTGTACTAGATGACGTTGTTGTTCCTGATAATGCCTACACACAAATTGGTCGTGACCAAGTAAGGGCATTCTACTCACAACTATCGTCTATTGAATCTACTGGTGCAAGAGAATGGGCAGTTGGTACTCGCTACCATCCCGGAGATTTGTACAAAGATATGATGGAAATGTCTGAATCCTATTACGATGATGTAACGGATGAAGAGATAGAAAACGAAGTATATGAGACATTTGAACGTGTTGTAGAGACTAATGGTGAATTTTTATGGCCTAAACAACGTCGTACAGATGGCAAGACATTTGGTTTTGACCAGAAAGAACTTGCCCGTAAAAAAGCAAAGTATTTGGACATTACACAGTTCTATGCCCAATACTACAATAATCCCAATGCAGTTGAAACACAACTCATTGATCGTAGTAGATTTAACTATTATGAAAAGGATAAAATTGAAAACTTTAGCGGTGCTTGGTACTTTGGTGATAAGTTATTGCATGTGTATGCAGCTATGGATTTTGCGTACACAGTTAACCACAATTCAGACTATACAGTTATTGCCGTAGTAGGAATTGATGAAGACAATAACTATTACGTATTAGACATTGATAGATTTAAGACAAACAAGATTTCTGTTATGTATGATAGAGCAGAATCAGTGTTTAGGAAGTGGCGGTTTAAAAAGATGCGTTGTGAAGTAGTAGCTGCACAGCGACTTATTGTTAGCCAGTTTAGAGATTACATGCGTAGTCAAAACATTGTGTTTACAATTGATGAATATAACCCACCTAAGACGATGAACAAAGCAGAACGCATTGCATCCATCTTAGAACCACGTTATAGCAACAATCAGATTTGGCACTACAAAGGTGGTAACTGCCAGATATTAGAAGAAGAACTCATTATGAACAATCCTGAACATGATGACGTTAAAGACGCTTTAGCGGCTTGTGTAGAGATTTGTAAGTCTCCCATCTCTAGTAGAGCATGGGGTAAAAAGTCTAACATTATTGCATTCAATAGTAAGTTTGGTGGCGTAGCCTACTAAGAGGAAAATATGAACGAAAACGTACAAGTAAGTTTTAACGACGATGCACTGGCAAATAAAATTGCTGACATGTGGACTAAGTGGGATACCAACCGTTCTGTTTGGAAATCTGACCAACAAGAATTGCGTAACTATTTGTTTGCTACAGATACACGTAAAACTAGTAACAGCAAACTCCCTTGGAAGAACTCTACAGTTACTCCTAAACTCACTCAGATTAGAGACAACTTACATGCCAACTACATGGCTGCGTTGTTTCCATCTGAGAATTGGTTTTTCTGGGAAGCTACAGACAAAGGTGTAGAACTTACTAAAAAGCGTTATGCTATTACAAACTACATGAAACAGAAGTTAAAAGCATCTAACTTTCAGCTTCTTGTTTCTCAACTTGTATATGACTACATTGATTTTGGTAATGTTGTTGTCACTTATGACTATGTTCGTGACACCATTAGCGACAGTACAGGTAATGTTGTAAGCAAATACATTGGCCCTAAAGCCTATCGTATTAACCCTACAGACTTGGTGTTTAATCCATTAGCTGAGACTTTTGACAAGACTCCTGTGGTGCGTCGTATGCTTAAGTCACTAGGTGATTTAATGACTGACATAGAAACTAAACCAGCGTTAAATTACAGCAAAGGTGTCCTAGACAAAGCATTACAATTCCGTCAAAACTATCGCGATGATCCTGAGTTCAAAAAAGAATTGAACATGGCTATTGATGGCTTTGGTAGTGCTGATGAATACCTAGAAAGCGACATGGTTGAGTTGCTGGAGTTCTGGGGAGACATTTACGATCCCGACACGAAGACGCTTTTACGCAACCAGTTAGTGACAATTATCGACCGTAAGTGGGTTTTACGTAAACAACCTAATCCAATGTGGACAGGTAGCAAACCTATGTTCCATTGTGGTTGGAGATTGCGTACAGATAACTTGTGGGCACAAGGGCCACTAGACCAGTTGGTTGGTATGCAATATCGTATTGACCACTTGGAGAACTTGAAGGCTGACGTATTTGACCTTATTGCCTACCCTGTTATGGTGGTTAAAGGTAACACTGTAGAAGAGTTTGAATACGAACCCGGAGCTACTGTGTTTGTTGGTGACGAAGGTGGTTTGGAGTTTATGCGTCCCGATGCTACAGCATTGCAAGCAGACCTCCAGATTAACGAGCTTATGAACCGCATGGAAGAGCTTGCAGGAGCACCTAAACAGGCTATGGGTATACGTACCCCCGGAGAGAAGACTAAATACGAAGTACAGAGCCTAGAAAACGCTGCTGGACGTATCTTCCAAAGCAAGGTAAGCTGGTTTGAACGTAACATTCTAGAACCACTCCTTAACGGCATGTTGGCTGAATCTGTACGTAACTTTGAAGGTGTAGAGCGTATTCGTTCAGTTGATGAAGATTATGGTACTGTATCCTTTGTTGAAGTGACTAAAGATGACTTGATGGCTACTGGTAAAATTTACCCATTAGGTGCTCGTCATTATGGTGAACAAGCTAGATTTGTACAAGAGTTATCACAGACAATGGCTGCTGTACAGGCTATTCCTACTGTTGCTGCCCACATTAGTGGTAAGGCTATTGCTAAGGCATTGGAAGAGAATCTTGGCTGGCAGAACTATCGTATTGTACAAGATAATGCTATGATTTTTGAACAAGCTGAGACACAGCGATTGATGAATCAGGTATCTGAAGATATACAAACTGAAGCAACTATTAATCCCGAAGGGCCACCTATTGACATGCCACAATAATTGTGGTAGTATAATATATATAATATATAGTATTAATAATATTATATAATAATATATATATAAATAGGATATATAATGAATAAACTATTACTAAATAATAAACCTAAAGATAGTAGTAATGAAGAGTTTATTAAAGCTTGGAATAATAGTAGTTATACTTTAGAAGCTTTATATAAAACATTACTAGTATTAAAAGAAGAAATTAATAGTATTAAAAAGGATGATTTTGACTGTCCTAACCATTATGCTAAATTGGCGTACAATTTAGGACAGACAAAAGCATTCGATTTAATCATCTCAATGTTACCTGATACAGCTAAAAAGTGACATT